CGGCAAAAATTGGTAACACTTATGGCGTTCGCTGGAGCGCACAATTCTCTAAAGGCGGTAAAGTTAAAGATAAAACCGCATCTAAAGTTTCCTCAGCTTCCAAGCGTGGAGATGGTATCGCCCAACGTGGTAAAACAAGGGGTAGGTGCATATAATGCCATCAACATCCGCAAAGCAGCATAAGTTTATGGAAGCGATTGCACATTCGCCATCGTTTGCTAAGAAGGTGGGCGTCCCACAATCTGTGGGGCAAGATTTCTCAAAGGCTGATAAAGGCCGTAAATTCTCTAAAGGTGGCGATATGAAAAAGATGAATATGGGTGGTTACGCAGACGGTGGTATGACCATGGTCAACAAGGGCGGCAAAATGGTTCCTGACTTTGCAGCTGATGGCGTGGGCAAGATGGCTAAAGGCGGCATGGCTATGTTTGAGAAATCAGGCAAAGACGTGGAGAAAAAGGGCATGAAAGAGGGCTCTAAAGCTGACATGGCTTTGGACAAGAAGCAAATGATGGGCATGAAAAAAGGTGGCATGGCTGAAGGCGGCATGTCTGATATGGCTCAAGATAAAGCCATGATTAAGAAAGCTTTCAAGCAGCACGATGAGCAAGAGCACAAAGGCGACAAGGGTACATCCTTGAAACTGGCTTCTGGCGGCTATACACGCGCTGCTGATGGTATTGCCCAGCGTGGTAAGACTAAAGGCACCCAGATCGCTATGTGTGGCGGCGGTATGGCTTACGGCAAGAAGAAATAATCATGTTAGCTAGTCGTGGTATGGGGGCGATTATGCCTTCTAAAATGCCCGGTGGTAAGCGTAAAGCTCGCCGGGATGACACCGACTTTACTCAATATGCTGAAGGCGGCAAGGTCAACGCTGCCGGTAACTACACCAAACCCGGTCTTCGTAAGAGGATTGTGTCCCAAGTAAAAGCAGCAGCCACTCAGGGTACAGGCGCAGGTGAATGGTCAGCCCGTAAAGCGCAACTTGTAGCTAAAAAATACAAGAAAGCCGGTGGAGGATATAAAGATTGAAAGCTCCTCAGAAATCTCTTAAGGACTGGGGCGACCAGAAATGGCGCACTAAGTCTGGTAAGCCGTCAAGTAAGACGGGCGAGAGATATTTGCCTGAAGCAGCAATTAAATCATTATCCTCAAAAGAATACGCAGCTACAACCAAAGCCAAACGTGCTGGGAAAGCATCTGGCAAACAGTTTGTAGCTCAACCCAAAGCAATAGCAAAAAAGACAGCAGGATTTAGATGACCACTACCGGCTCAACCCTATTTAATATGGACTTCACGGAGATTGCCGAGGAAGCATGGGAGAGGGCTGGGCGTGAGATGCGTTCTGGTTATGACTTGCGTACAGCCCGCAGGTCTATGAACTTAATGACCATTGAATGGCAGAACCGTGGCATCAACATGTGGACTATGGATCAGGGTGTTATTAACTTGACGCCCGGCTTGGCTACATATGCATTACCAACAGACACCATTGATCTGCTTGAGCATGTAATCCGTACAGGCTCTAACACTGCATCCACGCAGGCAGACTTAACAATCTCACGTATTAGTGTTTCCACCTATGCAACAATCCCAAACAAGTTACAACAGGCGAGACCGATTCAAGTATGGATTCAAAGGTTATCTGGTGAAGTCAATCCTACAAGCTCTGTTCTCGCAACATCTATCAACGCCACGGACACAACGATCACGCTTAACACGGTGGTTGGGTTAGCCGGAGCAGGCTTTATCCGCCTTGATAACGAAGATATCTACTACACGTATGTATCAGGGAATACCCTTGGTGGCGTATTCCGAGGCCAAAATAACACAACAGCCGCATCACATACTGCAAGTACAGCAGTTTATGTTCCTCAGCTTCCAGCTGTGACAGTATGGCCCACGCCCGACAACTCCACAACATATCAGTTTGTGTACTGGAGACTTCGCCGGGTTCAAGATGCTGGCGCTGGTGCTGAGACTGCGGATATGAACTTTAGATTTTTACCATGCGTGGTTGCTGGGTTGGCTTATCACATTGCCATTAAAGTTCCTGAGTTAATGCCCCGCATCCAAATGCTAAAACAAATTTACGACGAAACATTTGAGCTTGCCGCTGGTGAAGATCGTGAGAAAGCTGCGGTTCGTTTTGTACCTAGGCAGATGTTTATTGGAAGTGGCGGGGGTTACTAATGAGTAATCGGTTTGCATCCGGCAAGATAGCGATTGCTGAGTGCGACCGCTGCGGTCAACAATTTAAACTTAAACAGCTTAAGACAGAGATTATTAAGCAACGTAAGTATGAGTTATTAGTTTGCCCAGAATGTTGGGATCCCGATCAACCGCAGTTAATGTTAGGAACGTTCCCGGTAGATGACCCGCAAGCGTTGCGTAATCCTCGCAGGGATACTACGTATGTGACTTCCGGCGTAAATGCAAACGGTAATTTGTCTGGTGGCTCACGAGACATTCAATGGGGATGGAATCCAGTTGGCGGGGCTAGTAATTTTGACGCAGGGTTAACGCCAAACTACTTGGTGGGAACGACATTTGTTGGTACAGTATCGATATCTTAAGGAGTTTAAACATGGCATACACAAAATCAGCTGACGGCATTGCTAAAAAAGGCAAGACCGACGGTACAAACTTGGGCAACAGCGGCCCCACCCAAAAAGAAGTTATGGGCGGAATGGGTAAAGGTAAGGGTAAAACCAATGCCGATATGAAATCTATGGGTCGTGGTTTGGCTAAAATTGCTGCACAGAATAGAGGTTAATCATGGCTACATTTAGCAAAAAATTAATGGGTAAAGAGGTGGGTGATGCGTCTGTTTACGCTCAGCCCCACACAATGACTGGTGAAGTTGTTGAAGCTTCGTCTAACCCCGGTAGCGGCCCTAACCATAGCAGTGCATCTACAGTCAATATGTCTGTAGGTAACATCACTCGCAATGAGCAGCCCGGCACTAAGACCAGCGGCATCAAAGTTCGCGGTACAGGCGCAGCCACTAAAGGCTTGATGGCACGAGGCCCGATGGCATGAATTACACCCAGCTTGTCACGCAAGTAGGAGACTACTGCGAGAACTCTTTCCCAACTGACAATATGAATGTGTTCATTCGTCAGGCGGAGCAGCGCATCTATAACACTGCACAGCCCGCTAATTTGAGAAAGAACGTGACGGGCGTGTTGACAAGCGGTAACAAATACCTTCAGTGTCCGTCTGATTTTTTGTCTGTATATAGCCTTGCCATATACCCAGCTGCTGGCGGAGAGTATCTTTACCTCTTGAACAAAGATGTGAACTTCATGCGCGAGGCATATCCAAACCCCGCAACAACGGGTAAACCCAAGCACTACGCCATTTTTGGCCCCCGTTCAGATGATGTAAACGAGCTGACCTTTATTATTGGCCCGACACCTAATGCTGCATACAACGCAGAACTTCATTACAACTACTATCCCGAGTCGATTGTTACTGCCGGCACCACATGGCTGGGTGATAACTTTGATTCTGTTCTGTTGTACGGAACTATTTGCGAAGCTTACACCTACATGAAGGGTGAAGCAGATATGGTAGCCCTTGCTCAAGAGCGTTATGTTCAGGCAATTGCTTTGTATAAAAACTTGGCAGATGGCAAACAACGTGCTGATGCTTATCGTGATGGTCAGGTTAGGGTGTCTGTATCATGAGTTCAATAGTACAAACCCAGACCACCAGCTTCAAAAAAGAGCTGTATCAAGGCATCCACAACCTTACAACTGATATCTTAAAGATATCTTTGTACACAGCCAGCGCGGATTTGAATCAGGCCACAACTGTTTACTCATCAACAAATGAGGTGACTGGTACTGGTTATGTGGCTGGCGGGGTTACATTGACTGGCACAACTGTTCAATCTGATGGGTTTACTGCGTTTGTTAACTTCTCCAACGTGATATTCAATGCTTCGGTAACAGCTCGTTGTGCTTTGATCTATAACTCATCTCAGGGTAATAAATCAATCGCCGTATTGGATTTTGGTTCCGATAAAACATCTTCTAACTTTACAATCACAATGCCCGCTAATACAGCATC